TACTGTTGAACATGAAGAAGATGTTCAGGGTGTTTCTGTGATTGAAACATGGATAAAAGAAGATGACAATGACAAATCTAATTTATATGGGTTCTCTGATTTGCCTATCGGCTCATGGCTTGTTAAAATGAAAGTATACAATGATGAAATTTGGAAACAAGTGAAAAAAGGTGATTTAAAAGGTTTTAGTATCGAAGGGTTCTTTGTTGATAAAGCAATCGAAATGCAGAAAGGTGATATTTTAGATCTAGCAGAAGAATGTGTTGAGTGTGAACAAAAAGAATTGATGGAAGAAATAAAAGATGTTCTTTTGAATGCTGAATTAAGACCAGACAAAACACTTGATGGAACACCAATATATATGGACGTTGAAAAAGCTGAATTATATGGAAGTTTGTTTTTCGATTGTGTTGGTAGTCATCAGCACGAAATTGATGGACAAACCTACTACATGGGTTGCAAATCACACCAAGAGGTTTTAAAGAAAAGAAAAAAGAAGATTGCATATAAAACAAATCAATACAGAAATAAAAACGCGGAATCTATGGAAAAATACCCGTGGGATCAATGTATTGAAGACCAGATGAAAGAATACGGGGACAGGGAAACAGCAGAAAAAGTATGTGCGGCAATAAAAAATAGAACTGTTAAAAAATAGTTTTACATTTTGAAAAGGAACAAATAACAAGTATTAATATATATAAAAAACAAAGAAATGGGTTCATTACAAAAAATTAAAGAACTATTAAAGTTCTCAAAAAAGAAGACATACAAAATCAATATGTATGCAGAAGCAATTCTTGATGATGCAAGAGTAATTGCAACAGATTCAGAAGAATTTGAAATTGGTTCAGCCGTTTACGTAATTAATGACGCAGGTGAAGTTGAAGACCTTGCGGAAGGTATATACACACTTGAAGATGGTTCTAAAATCAGAATTGATGCTGAAAGCAAAGTAGCAGGATTTGGTGAAGAAGAAATTGTTGAAGAAGAAGTTGTTGAAGAAGATTTGGAAGCAGAAGAAGTTGTTGAAAAAGAAGAAGTGATTGAAGAAATTACTGATGATGCTGTGGTTGAAGAAATAGCTGTTAAAATAAATGACGCAACGCCAGAAGCCGTGACGGAAGAAATTGCAAAAGAAGTTGCAAAAGTAGTTGTTGACCACATGGCAGAAAAAGTCGAAGAAGAAGTTGAAGTAAAAGAAGTTGAAATGTCTTCTGATTTAATGGGCGAACTTTTAACAAGACTATCTGCAATAGAAGATAAATTTAATACATTAGAAGAAACACCTTCTAGTAATGGGGTTAATATAACACCAACACACCTGAGAAAGGAAACAGTTGATTTAGGCAAAATGTCAGTCGGCGAAAGAGTTAAACACTTAATGAACAATTAATAAAAATTTACAATGAAAAAATTTAATCTATCACGCAACAAACAATATGATTTTGACATTACAATCAACAGCGACACTTACGCAGGTGAGTTAGTATTGCCTTACGTGAGGGCGGCTCTTAGAAGTCCTGATACTATCGCTAAAGGTTATGTGAGACAAATTGAAGGTCTTAACAAGTCTGCTGTAATTTCACAAATTTCATCTTCAAACCCAATAGTAGCCGCGTCATGTGGATTTACTTCTGGTGCAAACACTTCTACAAGTGAGCAAATCTTAACGCTTACCGATATGAAAGTAAACGAGGAAATTTGTCGAGGCACAGTTTTCCCAACTTGGTATGGTCAAGGAATGGACAGAAACGGAAATTTACCACAAGCATTTGGTGATTTCTTACTTGAAACAGTTGCGGCAAAAGCAGCGGCTCAATTAGAGATTGCTCTATGGCAAGGTGCTTCACCATTTGGAACAGGGTTCTTGTCTGATGATGGAACACAAGACGAAACAGGTGCAGATGCTTCAGCATTAAAAGACTTTACTGAAGTTGATTTTGCTGATGCTTTAGCGGCTTCAGATATATTAACTGACATGGCTTCTGTTTATAACGCGGTTGCTTCTGATGTTTCTGGTCTTTTAACTAAGCCGGGAGCAGGGTTCTACATGAACAACAAAACTTATGGTTTTTACATTCAAGCGTTAGCAAGTGCAGGTTCAAATCAAGGACAGGTTTCAGGTGCAGGTTTCAACTTAGATGGTGAAAACATGACTTACTTCGGGTTTCCAATATACAGATGTCCGGGAATGTTTAATGACACTATTGTATTTACATATCCTGAAAACTTAGTGGTTGGGTCTAACTCAAATTCAGGATTCCAAGAAGTGAGATTGATACCAAAATATGAGTATGACGGGTCAGATAATATTGCTGTAGTTATGCAATTTGCTATGGGCGTGCAAACGGCTGTAGGAAGTGATGGCGTATACGGGTCAACTGTTTGGAGCTAATAGATACTTTTTAAAATGGGTGGTTGAAATACACCACCCCTTTTTATAACTTTTTAAAGAAAATAATAATGAATAAACTATACGAATTTCAGGCGTGTGATGTCAGCGAAGGCCGTTTGGTCGCATGTAAAGATGTCATCGGTGGAATACAAAAGATTTTCTTGACTAACTATAATGAAGCACTGCTTTCTGACTTAACTATTTCAGGCAATGAAATAACTGACTTTGATTCTGCAATTACTGTTTTTCAGTATGATCTGAGAGCAAACACAGGAACATACAATGCGAACTTCACAAGCAATGACGCAAATGGAACTACATACTACGAACAAGTTCTTGAAGTTGTATTGCAAAAGATAATTCATGAAGACCTTCCAAATTTAGACAACATACTAAAAGGAAGATGTCATGTTTGGGTTTTAGATGCAAATGACAATGTGTTTTTATTAGGAACAAGATTTGGTTGCACCGTGACTGCGGGAGCAATGTCTACAGGAACAGCAAAAGCGGACATGAGCGGTTTCACTTTAACGTTTACAGCACAAGAAACTGAAAACTACATGTTGAAAGAATCTGCGGGTGTTGGAACAGCGAAATATCCATTTGATGGAATCGCTACTGATGCCAACGTGACTATCACAGTTGGAACTACACCGGCATAAACAAATTTTCTATTCTGTTTGAAAAAGGGCAATCTTCGGGTTGCCTTTTTTTTTAGTAAACAAAAAGCGTATATTTATATTTATAAAAAAGAACAATCATGATTATAGTAAAAAAAGAATTTTTGAATGAAAAGGTTTCACACTACAGAATACCATTGGGTGAAATGAATCAGGGTCAATTAAGACACATTCAAGAAAGGTTTGGGGACAAGTATTTTGAAACACCTAAAAAGAAAAAGAAGAATGATTCAGTGGACACGGAACAATAGTATTACAAACACATTTTGTCCTGCTTACGTCAACATCTATGATGAAATGACTGCAACGACATACAACCCTTTGTTTGCATTAACAAGTCAGTCAACAAACAAAACAAAGTATGTTGTTGCTCCAACAAATGACTATACAAACAAAGAAAGATATGTGAAACTAGCTATCAACATTTCAAGCACAGGTGTTGAAGCGGGGCATGTGGGCATTATAACACTTGGAAACGCAGATTTTCCTTACGGCTTTTATGATGTTGTAATATACCAAAATTACTCAAACACAAACATTGATCCTGATAGTGCTATAAAAGTGATATACAAAACAATCATGAATTTAAAAGCAGTCAACAATGACGCTATCACATACACTGAATACACAGATACAATTTCATCACCAACATATATAACAAACACAATATAATGACTAAGAAAAAAAACAATTACAACATGTCGGTAGTGGACTTGTCGCATTACAACATTCCGCATATAAAAGAAGACGACAGAAAAGATTGGGTTGAATTTGGTCTTGACAATTTATATCCTCAATACTTAATTGAACTTTTTACAGGTTCAGGAATTAATGGTGCTATTGTCAAAGGTGTTTCATCAATGATAGCAGGCGACCAACAAGACACATGTCAAGGTCTTGATGTAGTTGACAAAGATGAACTTGAAGGTGATTTGAGGGAACAGTATTTAAAATTCTCTAAGCTGTTAAAAAATGGAAGTAGAAACACAATAAAAAACCTTTGTTTTGATTTAAAATTATTTGGAACGTGTTATGTTAACGTCATTTGGAACAAGACAAAAACTGCAATCGCTGAAATAAAACACATACCTGCACAATACATAAGAAGTGGAAAAGCAGACAGCTATGGCAATGTAAATGACTTTTACTATTGCTATGATTGGTCAAATGTTAGAAAATACAAACCACGTGTAATTAAAGCGTTTGATCCTGAGGACAGAACAGAAACAAGTCAGCTACTACAAATAAAAGAATACAATCCCCAATCATTCTATTATGGAATACCTGACTACGTTGGCGGGACTGATTATATTCAACTCGATATGTCGATTGCTGAACTTCATTTGGCGAATATAGACAATAATTTCATGCCTTCTTGCATGGTTAACTTTTCGAATGGAATACCAACAGA